ATTCAATAGGAGTGTTGCCAAAAATTTGTAACTTTGTATCCGAAATTGCTTTTCCTATCATTCCATATTCGGTTTTCGTAGTTGTTAAAGTTCCATCTATACCTAAGTAATAAATTGAGTCTTTTACTAGACCAGACTGATTATCATCGATAGCACCTGGAAAAGTTACTACTACATTTTCTGTATCTAAACCGCTGGTGTAAGCAATACCTGACCAAGCATTTGCATTTGTTAGTGAATATCCAGGAGTATATGTAATGTATTGTGTTTGAAATTGGTTATTAACAATGAAAGTATCTGGTTGGGTTTTATCTATACCATACATAAAACTAGTTCCGGATCCATTTTGTGCAAATATACCGGTATAATCATATAATTCTAGTTCATCGTTATGAATTTCTAACACGCCGTTAACAATTTCTGCTGTTCTTGCATATAATATATCTGAAATTCGATATGTCAAAAAATATGTCTGTTGCGTTGAATTGTATTTTGCCATTACCCTATACTGGGGGGTGCTATAATCAGATTTTACGGTAACAAAATCATTGTATGTTGTTAACCAAGAGTTTATAGGAGTAATTGAGGCACCAAGTAAATTATCTTCTATTAAACTTCCTGAATTTCCAAATATGAGTAATGAATCGTTATCCTCGTTATAGGTTAAAGCTAATTCTCCAGAATTATTATCTGCAGCTAGAAAGCCTGTGGTTGGATTCAAAGGAGATAAATTTTTCTTGCCCAAATATGTCATACCAGTAGCAGTTGATTCAACCCCATACAAATAAAAGTATGGTGGACTAAAGCCCGACGCTTTTAAAACTATAAAAATAGCGTTAATAGTTGGTATAAATTCCCATGAAGGGAATTGAGATGTTATCATTAATAGAGTTCCAGGATCAACCACCAAAGTATGATTACTTGGGTTATTTGCATCTGCATTTTTAATAATACCATCAACACCTGCTGTGGTCAATGGATCTAGTTGATATACTTTAAAATGGTCCGTAGCCATTGCATTTTGCCCATATACAAATAACAAAGGTATATTGTTATTGTAATCGTAAGTTAATTCAACACCATATTGATTCGCTACGGCTTGATCCAATTCCAATAACCATGTTCTATAGGTTGAGAAGGTGACGGTCCCTGTTCCGTAATCAAATTCTCCGACCTCAATTCCTATTCCAAGCGTAGGATAATTAGTACCATCACCTGATATTACATATGCTACTATTAATCTATTTGCATGTGAATCAAAAACTGCAGTAATCGGCTGAGGCGTTTGATTTACTGTTTCACCATAGAGGTTGTTGTTTAAAATTCCGTTACTGAATGTTCCTACATAAATTTTAGACGTCCCACTAGGGACTATAGTGATAACACTGTTATTATTATAATTATGTATAACTTTGATTATATTTGGAGTAGATAAAGGATGATTGGTGCTAGTTGGTGTGAGTACAGGATCAACTACGGTTAGTTTGACTTTTTCAACGGTACCATCATTTTTTACACTTACAACGTCTCCAGCTGAAATATCACCAGATGCCACAAATTCTTTCTGGTTATCTCCAGGACTTGCTGATATACGAGCATCTACTCTAGCATCTGTATAGTAAAGATTAGTGCCTTCTGATAAATTGGTAGTAGAGTGATTACTTATATCGCTTACTTGTCCGGTAACATTTCCAATAACAGAAGTAGCTAATGATTTATTCATTTCCCATCTATCATTGCTACTGCTGTAAGTTAATGTTGCACTACCGTCACTTCCTAAATCTGCTGTTATTCCTGCTCCATCACTTGTTGCTGCATTTACAGATCCACATGCTAAAACAATATTTTTATCAACTACTTCTAAAGTACAACTATTAACAGTTGTAGTGACACCATCAACTTGTAAATTACCTGCAATTACGACAGTTCCTGTATTATCTCCATGAGCAGCAGGATCTATGGTAAATGTGCTGGGTCCGCATAATGTACCTGTCATATACAAATTACATATATTACCATTTGTAAAATAACTATCTATGTCAGCAGGAGCAAAAGCAAATTCACCAGTGGTGTTATCATATGTTAATCCCCCATTACCACTAGCTGTATTTGTACATATACTTAAATCTGTTAAACAAATAAAATTATTCAATGCTCCAGTTACAGGATAATCAGATAAATCTGCGGGTGTAAAGACAAATTCACCAGTGTGATTATTATAACTTAAATTACCATTACCACTTGCCGTATTTGTACATACACTCAAATCCAATAATTCAAGTTTGTTACTTAAATCAGCTGGATTAAATATAAATTCTCCTGTAGTATTATCATATGTCAATCCACCATTACCACTTGGTGCGCCACTTATTACATTAAAACTAGCTAAACTAGTAGATTCTATTTTTAACCAAGCAGCTCCTGTGCTTACATATAATCCATTTTCTGCTTCAACATAATAAATATTTCCTTTGTTAATTAAACTAGGAGTAGGTAGTTCAGATAATTGTGCATAACTTCTTAATATTTGTTGTTTACTGATTTTGATAGCACTTAAAATTTTTATAATTTCCTTAGTGTCATCATTTACAGTAATATCATTTTCTTTTTGCTGTAAAATATCAAGTAAATTATCTATTTCTATTGCTGCCACAAAAAACTCCTTATACTAAATATTTATTATAAAAGGACATAAATTGGAAAAATTAAATATTCTGATAACTAATCACAATAATATAGATCAAGCTTATCCTATAACTGATAATAGAGATATCCCTATATATAGACACCCTCCTATAATGAAAAATAATAAAGATAAGCCAAATATGGAATATTTTAATTTAATTAATTATAAAGAAAAACATAAAGAAAAATATATAGTTGTTTTACCAAATGGACCACTCAATGTTTATATGGAAATTTTACAAAATTGTGAAAAATATATACCACAAGATATTATTTTGGATAGCCAAAAAGGCAGAGTAACATGGTTTATTACTGATTTCCATGAATGTTTGGATTTATATAGACCAATTTTGTATCAATTAACAGACATTTTAAAAACAAAAAAAATAATTATTGCTAGTGCTGCTAATTTTACTTTACAACAAAATTTATTAATAAAAAAATATTTAAATTTTAATCATATTAATAATAACAACCTTTTATCATGGTTAACAACAGAGCAAGACACGGATCTATTTAACCGAAAAATTACCAAAATAAAAAACAAACAACTATTAATAAAAAAAGCTGTTTGCTACTCACACAGATTTAGATTTCATAGACTTATTGTAACCGCATGGTTAATGCATCAAAATTATCACAAAGATACCTATTTAAGTTTTTTAAATGCTGATAAAGTAACACCATATATGATAAAAAAAGATCCTGGATGGGATCACTATAAACTTAACTATTTAAAAACAAATGCTGTTAAAATTTCCAAATCTCCAATTATAATACAAAATGAAAGGGAAGAGATTACCATAATTAATGATAAGTTACATAACAATATACTAACTTGGAGTTATAAAGATAAAGCAATAGCAAAAGTAATAAATCCTACTCAAACATTGAATAGTTATTTCCATATTGTATTAGAAACATATTCGGATTACCACCATGAACAAAATCAAAACAATTTATTTAAAGAAATAAAAAAAATAAACCCAAATATAACAAAAGATATTTTAGTAAAACTTAATAGTAAAGCTTTTGTAACAGAAAAATCTATTAAGCCATTTGCAATGATGCAACCTTTCGTGATTTTTGGTGCTCCATATCAAGTTAGATCATTAAAAGAAATGGGTTTTAATACATTTGACAAATGGATAGACCATAGTTATGATATAGAAATTGATGATTGCAGACGCATGAATTTATTTTTAACTGAATTGGATAGGTTATTTAAAATAGATGAAAAAACTTGGTCTAATTTGTTATTTGATATGTTACCTGATTTAGAATTTAATTATTATAAACAGTTAACTTATACCAAAGACTTCCATAGTGAATTAATTAGAACATTGCATAATGTATACTATGAATAAATTATACTTTTCCTAGGATACAATATACCTGCAGCTTGCCTTGTACCAATAGTAAAAATTGGATAAGTAAAGCCATCTGATGGTGTTGGTGGCGTGGGCGGATTATTATTGGAACCAGGCCAAGCAAGATACCTGTTTGGTGCTCCAAATAAACTGTAGGTATCTACACCACTTGTTATACCATTATCATATAATTGTCCTGTTGTTGCATTACTAATAAGAAAATTTAAAGCATCATCTCTGTTCCAACCAGGATTATTTTGTAAATGACATGCTAAGTACCCACATACTTGTGGTGTAGCCATACTAGTACCACTGATTTTTTCTAAATAATAACTACTATTTCTGGGATCAGGAGTGCCATTACCATAATCACTGTGTCTAGAACTTTGTATTTCTACTCCAGGAGCCCAAATATCAACTCTGGGTCCACTCATACTAAAAGTGGCTCTCTCTTCTCTGCTATAAAAACTTGCTGCGCCAACAACTATACTATGTGTGGCTGGACTACTTGGCCTATTATAATAATATCTGTTACCATCGTATAAAATATAATTATCATAATCATTAAAAGGATCACTCAGAGTAGTAATTTTAAGGTTATCGTTTCCTGCTGCCGCTACACTTATTATACCATCGTTATATGCATCAAGAAAGTCTGCATCTGTTGCTGCATGTTGATATGTTGACCTTACCAAATTGCTACCTATGTGTGGTATTCCAAATTGTTCTATACTTGTGCTTGTGAAAGGTCCATTGTAAGTTTGACCTCTCCAAAAAACACTAGTTATATTCGAAATATCCAATGTAGATCCCCAACTCCAACTGTTATTGGTAATAGTTGGACGACCATTTGTTTTTGCATTGTGCCAAACCCTTACATGATCATAAAATGTATATGCTCCAGTGCCTGCAAAACCTATGTTATATATATCAGCTCCCCTTGCCCAACCCTGATCATTACCAGCTACTGTTCCTGCTGTATGACATCCGTGTCCTGCATCTGATCCTGTATATGATCCGTAGTTATAACTGCCTCCTTGATAGCCTAACCAATTATATTGTACTACTCTAGAACCGCCACTGCCGTCATTGTTAACAGCAAACTCTGGATGGTTAGGATCAAATAATCCATCAACAATTATTACATCAACGCCTGTTCCATCTAAAGTTCCTGTATTAACTGTTCCTGTTACAGTTGTTGTTCCGTCTGCTCCCCATCCTGATCTATGTGACCCCTCATAACAACGTAACAACCCCCAGTTTTTGTATACATTATTTTCTGTAAAACCTTTATACCATGCTCCACTGGTTTGACTCCAACATGGACGTACATCAATAATATCAGGATCAGGTAGAGTTTCTACTGATAACACTCTACTGTCTTGTCTTAATTGTTCTGCTTCAGCATCTGTTAAACTGTAATGAGTATTTCGACTTACTGGCCTACGATTAATAATATCTATTGATCTATTAGGAATATATAAATTTCCTCCAGGAGTTTCCATGTCATAATAAAATTCATCTAAATCTTCTTTATTTTTTAAAGTTACAATATACTCTTTTTCATTTGACATCTAAATCTCCTTCATATAAATATTTATTACTTGTAACTATTAATTTATATGACTATTTTTACATTCAAAGGGGCGGGCAAAATATAATTTTTATATGTAAACAGATTATACAAGTTAAATTTCTAGATCCTGATCACCATTTATTTTTATGTTTATGGGTATGTTAATAATAAATTCCCTAGCTCGCTTAGAAAATCCTTTTAGGTTATTTATCTATGATTGGAATTGTATTATGTTTCTATGCTGGTGGTGTGGGCCATATGACGTTTGTTAATTGTCCATTCTCATCAAGTTGTGGTTCTGCGGTTTCTGGTAAATCTCTAAGTGCTTGACGATAGTCTAGCCATGCTTGTTTGTTCGGATGTTGGTAATCTGCTAATCCCCAAGGAATATCTGTTTGTCGTAAAAGCGTATCACGTTGATTTCTTAGTTGAACGTCTGCTGGTATGTAGTCGGGTGGCTGAATGGTTAACGTTCCCGCTTCCACTTGTCGCATGATTTCTGCATAATGCCCATTATTTAAATCTATAGGAACAAACATAGTTTCTCCATTAATAGTAGCAACTATTGCTCCGCCAGATAGTGTATATTTTACATCAACGATTTCTAATTTCATTTTATATAAATTCCTTAATAAATTTCTGCATCTGCTCTATAGTTACCTACCCATGTAGCATCGTTTAATGACGAGGGAGTGAACGAACTCATAATAGCAAAAAATCCAGCAGTATAGTCTGTTTGTCCTGCAAACCAAGTTGTTGGGTTTATTTCATTAATAGTCCTATTACCGCGGTCTGAAGCAACTGTCGAATAGTAATATCCATAATTAGATTGGCTATTGTCTGGTGGGAAAATCTGTATACTAGGATTAACTCTTTTTGTAACTTTATAGTGAGCCCAGCCGCTGGTATCATCTGATGATTTATACTGTCCAAATACAACACCTACTTCATAATACCTCTGACACAACGCTAATTCCGTCCCAATAGGCCGATGCTCAAACGGAGTCGGAACTGTGCCTTCTTCAAGCTGGACTTGTGCTATAGACAAATCAAAAGCAGATGTATGAGCAGTAGGAGAAAGTATGTCTAGAATCAAATAACTGGCATTTGGAGCACCTAAAGTTTCACCCACTAAAGATGGAATATTTAATTGGAATGTAAATTTCTGCCAAGATGTTGTAATCTCTCCAATATTAATTGCGTTGAGTGTAACACCTGTACCACCGGTAACTTGTCTATAACGTATCTGTAGAGAATTGGCAGAGATTGTTGAGCTTGATTTTAAATATAGTGATAAAGTTGCAGTTTTCCCAGCGAGTGTTCTCACGTTTTCAATGTACTGTCCAAACGCTATATTACTTGCTGGATTAGTTGTAACTGTCCATTTTGCAAAATAATCTGGGCTATTAGGAACTTCAGTTTGTCCAGAACTAAAATTTTCTCTTGTTAGCGTACCTGTGAAGGGACTACCTAAAAATCTCCATCTGTCGGTAGAATATGTATTAGTCGAGTTAGATATAGTAAATGAAGTTCCTCTTTGCCAAATGTCAAAGTTTCCATTGATAATCTTATTCCGGAAATTCATGCTGCGACTTGGAACCGCACTATCTCCAAGTGTAACATTCTGTAAAGTCACCTCTCCGGCACCCTCTACACCACTGTGACTTGCGATTATGTTTCCGCCTACTTTGAGTTGTCCTGCCATTATATGTTCTCACAACTTATAGTTTTCAATTCTTCTACAGAACTACATGTATCAACTAAATTTGTTATGTCTCGGAGTCTTTGTTTTTCATTTACAATAGTGGTAGTTTCGATTCCCTGTTCCATTGCCCTCATGTAATCTACATCTAATTGCTCTAGCAAAGGTTTTCTTTCTTGTCTTAGTCTATCTTTCTTAATTTCTTTTGCTTTGTCTATGTTAATAGTTATCATTTATGCTCCATATCCATCTGGGTTACTAAAATCGGCTTCCCAAGCATCTCTGAATTCACGGTCTGCTGGTAGTTCACTTGAATCAATTATAAGATAAGGTACTCCAGTTGGTACGTCTTTAGCGCAGATTTGTTCCAGAGTTAGTTCACAATTAGGAGCAGGTACAAGCACACTAATGGTTGTTTCACTCGGAAAAATTGCTAGTTTCATTTAAATCCTTTTAATTAGCGGAAGATGGCAACGACACATATAGAGCCGTCTACGTTTGTATTAGTGCTGTTTCTGGATTCAACCCTTGCTGATGTTGAGCTTTGTAAGTTCGGCACATACGGCATCACTTGGTCAACTTCCCACGTTACTGCATAGTTTCCGTCCGGCATCGCAGTCGTAAAGTTCACCTCGTAAGATCCGGATCCTAAATCCGTAATACTCGACACATTCCCACTACCTCGTATCGTACAAAATCCTGCGGTGTTCGTAGAGCCATCAAAATTCACCCATGCCCTACACGCATAAATTGGAGCATCTCCTGAAGCATTCAATGCTGCTTTGATTCCTGCATGATTTGCGTCAAATGACATATTTGAAGTATTCGTAGCAGAATCTAAACTTATCTCATCAGTTCCCGAATCATGAGTTGCTAATACTTTTCCACCAACTTTAAGAGTGCCTGCCATTATGCTTCCTCACTATATACTGGCCATTCAACACCTGTGAGATTACCATTCTCATCTAGTGCTGGTGTGCAGTTTGCTGGTAAATCTCTGAGTGCTTGGCGATATGCTAATTGTGCTGGTGTAGCAGTACGGTCTGGAAGCACCCACCAATCTGTTTGCTGGATTAAACGGTCTCTTTCTATTCGGAGTAGACGTAGAGGTTCGGCTGCTTGTAGTTCTGCTATTTTTGCTTGAATTAAATTATCATCAATTTGGATTCTATTCCCATCAAAATCAAATACCCCAGCAGAATCATCAATCATTTTAGCATTTGAATAAACTTTCCTTATTGCATCATGTCTCATCCTTGTATCTCCATTGCTGTAATTGTAGAAATACCTCTTACATAAACTGCACTAGTACCTCCAAAGTACTCCCTATTGACATAAATTGTTTGAGTACTACCACTGCCATGGACTATTCTTATGGAATAATTTTGTTCAGCGATTGATGATGGTTGATGTAAAAAGGAAAATGATGTTGTTGTCAATTGAGATTGAGAATCCCGTAATGATGATGCTGAAACTCTAGTGGCAGAATTATCTACATCACCTTGTCCTATTTGTGAATTGTTGCAATATAGTTTTATGGCTGCAAATTGATTGTCTGGCGAACCTGTACTAACTGAAACAAATACTAAAATTTTACTTGATGTAGATGAAGGTGTAATAGAACAATTTAAACCTGTTACATTTTCACTTTCAGCACCAGTGTCAATAGAATCAGACCATGTATCAGTTTTAATTTTTTGCTGCACTTGCAAAACGTGTCCACCAGAAACTTGACCAGAAATAGATGGACCAGCAGGAAACACAACATCCCCACTCATGCTCAGTTTACCACTGACATTATCGTGACTTGCGAGTATTTTTCCGCCTACTGTAATACTTCCACTCATCTTATATCCAATGTTCCTGTTACGT